GAGTATGCCGGTGTTTGATGTCAGGGTGCCGGTAAAAAAAGCATTCCCCGTGACATTCAATACATTCGAGCCAGTATCAGCCACCATGAGGTTCGAGCCGACGTGCAGGGTCTCCGTCGGGTGTGTGTTCGCGACTCCGACCGAATTCGACGTGTACAACTTACCGTACACGTGCACGTTGATTTCCTCGGCCGTGATGTCATCGACGATGTCCATCGAGACTGCGGCCGCGCCGTTCGTGCACCGACCGATCGCGAACTCGTCGATCCCGGGGTTCCCAGCCGCACCGGCCGTCGCGTCGCTCGACGATTGGTGAACGTACCCTATGAACGCGTTACTCTCGTTCGCTTGGTGAAAGACGATGGCTGCATCTTGATTTGTGCCGGCATTTTGAGCGACCTCGATGATGGCATTCGTCGTCGCGATGTTATTGACCGTGTTATAGATCGCCGTCCCCGTCGAAACGAGATTATGGCACGTCAAATCACCCGTTATTTTGAAATCCCCGACTTGATTCGCGTTCCCCGTCAAAACGAGCACGTTCGAACCCACGTCATCGAACAAAATATTGGCACCGAACGACAGACCTTCGGTGGCCGTCAATTTTTGGCAGTTGACGTTACCTTGGACGAGTACTTCGTCGTCTGCGCTCGGATCTATGACGACCGTCTCATTCGCACCCCACACGGCGCGCGTCATCGTGAGCGTGTTCGACGCGCGCAGGTTCCCATCGATCTGTACTTGATTCACCGCACCGGGCGTCGTCTCGATGAAAAACACATCGGCGACGTCCACCGCGTGCGTTGGATTGGTGTTTGCGACACCGAACTGCTGCGTGACGAAGAGTTTTTCGGCCCGCGATCTCTTCTTCACGTCCAGGACGAATTCGTCCGGGGAGAGCGTGTCGTCCATGAACAGATTCGAACCGAGCTCGAAGTTATGGGTCGGGTCCAGGACATTGATTCCGATGTTTGACGTCAAAACATTCGACGCCTCGATATCGCCCGTACGGATGTTATCAAGGTTCGCGGCCTGTTGATCTTCTACTTGTTGAGGATCGAGTCTCGCCAAGTAGATCTGATCGATCTTGCCTGTGTTACCAATGAATGGCATCGTTAACTAATCTATGAACCGAAAAGAATTCCGGCAAGGCCGTCGCGTATGCGGAGCACGTTCCACGAGAGCGCGTAAACGGTGAGATTTTGATTCGTGGCGCGATCTGAACCGCACTCCACGCCCCGCAACACGATGGACGCTTCGTCGAGGCGCGAGAAGTTCACCGACCCGCTGGGGGCACACGAATCGCCGTGTAACGCGAAATGGTGCACGTAGTATCGGGTGTAGAACGGGCATTTGTTGGTCACATCGAACTCGATGATGCCGTGCGTCGAGTGAAAGTAGTTCTGGACTGTGTGAAAATACAGAGGCGACATCTTTTCGACGATGGGCGTACCGTTGAGCAGAATATCAGCCTCTTTGAACGTGAACCTATCGTTGACATCATCGTTCGACAAACCAGGGAACCCGAAGAAGAGGCTTCGAACCGGGTGCGAAAACGACGAGATATCGATACGATTGTCACCACCCGACTCCGTCGAGTTATCGCCGACGTGCGTCATGTCGTGATCGACCACTTGGACCTGTGGAATCAAAAAATCAATCGGCTTGGAGAGCAGCGCCTCGCGCTCGGGTGCTTCGAGGAAAATGTAATTTCCATAACACTTTGCCTGTTTTTGTGCAGCCGTGAGTCCGGCGACCACGGTCGCGTCGAAGTGGATTTTTATCTCGACTTCTGCGTACTTCAAGGCGACGAGCGGTAGAAACGAGTTGCAATCGTTAAAAAAGAAGTGGAGCGGTACGAAGTCAGTGGTGCTTTGCGACATCTTGTTGTTCAGCTCCTGAGCTTTCGTCCACGTGTCCGCCAGGTACGACGGCCAGACGTCTGACATGTAATCGTAGCGGTGTGAATCGATTTTTTGGTGGCCGATCCAGAGCTCGACGGTGGATTTATAGAACAGATTGGTCGCGATGCCCGGGCCTTCGAACCACACATAACTGAGCACATCGCCGGCCGATGGAATTTTGATGGTGAACACCGACGCTTCATCTGGGTTGACGGTCGAGATGAGTTTGGGCGCTTGGGCGAAATGGGTCTTTCGACTGTACTTCGTTCTGAAATGAGAGTTGTTGATATCATCGCTCGTGAGATACCGATCGATGGGTCCCTTGGAAACCAGTGCCGTGAGTCCCGACATTTCTATTACAAAGAGCAGATTAAATTTTAAAGAGAAATTCACCACGCGGGGTCGCGGGGTCTTCGTCTTCGAGCGCGCACGCGTGAATCTTGAAACCACCCTTCTTGTACACGCGCAATCGCTTGTAATACATCGCGTTCAATATGGACCATCGATCCACGATGTCATAGATGTGTGGGTTGTTGAGCTTTCCCTTAGTCTCGCGCATGATGCGCCCGATGGACTGGACGATGTCGGACTTTGGGGTCGCGAGTATGACCGTGTCGAGAGTTGGAATGTCGAGACCTTCGTGTGCCTGGGAGAAGGTCGCGAAGATTATCTTCTTCTTCGAAGATTCCTCGAGCGCCGCCGCCTTCATCCCACCCATGTACAGACCGGACCTTTTCTTGAAAGACTGATGAAGGTGTTCGCAGTGCCAGCGCCTACTCGACAGAACGAGGAGTTGTCGCGAACCCGCTGACGCCTTTTTAATGAGATTGACGAGCATGACGTTGCGCGAACGCATCTCGACGAGCTCGGTCTCCATCGACGCGAGTGAAATTTTTCCATTCCTCGCCGCCGGTGGCGGTCCCTTATACATCTCACAATCGAAAGGGGTCGGGAACACCTCGACGCCGTCCTGATTCTTGCGCTCGACGGCGAAGAACGTAGGTCCCATGAACCAGTGAAGTACCTTGGTGAGTCCGTCCTTTCGCTCGGGTGTCGCGCTGAGCCCGTAGATGTGTTTCGGGCACATCTTGAAGAGTGATTGGGAAAACACCTTGGCACATATGTGGTGCGCCTCATCGACGATGACGGTCCCGAAGGATTCGAAATCCGAGAAATTATACTCTTTGAGCGAGAGCGACTGGAGCATGGCGATCACGAAGTCACACTCAACCTCTAACTTTTCCTGTTGGATGACACCGACGGTCGCCCCTGGGACGAACTGTTTGATTCGCTCACGCCATTGATCGGCCAAAAACTGTTTATGTACGATAATCATCGTCCGGTACCGGAGCTTACACGCTATGGCCAGCGCGACTGTCGTCTTACCATAGCCACACGGAAGAGATAACACGCCGTGACCTGCCTCGATAGCTCTATCAAACGCCTCCACCTGACGGGTGGATGCTCGCAATTGTCCCTGAAACTTGATTTTGATTCGCGCGGGCTCGGGGCGTTTATCTTCGACCGGTTTTCCGATGCGCTGTTCTGCGTAGAATCTTGGGACACAGATGCCTGTTTTGGTCGACTTGAAAACTTTAAAAGGAGGAGGCGGGAAGCCGAACTCATTGTTAGTGATCGGTCGCACAGTCAATTCTTTTCGAAACTCTTGAATCGGGCCGCTCGAGATATTGACGCCCGTTCGCGTGATGATGCTCATCTTTCTTCTTTTCAGATCTTCTCCTTTAAGCAGTTAAAAGGGAGATGATCAGGACGAGAAAGAAAGAAAGATGCCGTCCGTATCAGTCGACGAAAACATTCAAAAGATCACCTCGGCGATCGAACAGTACACGAAGGAAATACTCAGACTCGAGGGCTCGCTTCGGATGTTCCAGGAATTCAAAGCGTCCGGGCTCGAGACCATCGAGCTTCCACACGAACCGCGCCCGGAAAAGCTCGAACCGGTCGACGAGGAAGACGAAGAAGGCGAGGTCAAATTGCAATAACTACATAAAACGTCCTGTATGGCACCTTCGCGTGGCGTCCAACAGTGGGTCACAACTACTTACTTAGAATCCGCACTTCGAGCAGTATTCCTCCTTTTTCATTTGCTTGCGGATCGCCTTTTCAATCTGCTTGCGGTACATCCACGCGGCCACGACGGCGACGAGAATGACGACGTTTCTTCGGGACATGTTCATCATCTTCATCTCTACTATTGATACAGTATACTGGGAAAAAAATCAAATGATCAAGTAAGATGATGAGATGTCTCCCCCAGACCGCCGGTCAGTGCAAATACATGCTCGCGCTTCAATCCACTAAACCCATCGTCGTCGTGAACGCACCAGCTGGAACAGGAAAAACCCTGATCGCGTGTCACGAGGCCATGCGAT